TTAGCTACCCACCGAGGGGGTGCTGGGTTCGTCGGCCTTTTCGGTGACCGGCTGTGACATGCGCGCCAGCATAGCATTCACCGACGCCGCGGTGATGCCCACCGACCTGGTGCCACCGATCGGCGCCTTGACCAGCTCGCCGCGCGCGCACAGCCGGTAGATCGTCGCTGTCGACAGGCCCAGGGCCTCCCGCGCTTCATGCACTCGATACAGCAGCTTCGGCGCCGCGGCCGGTGCTTGGTGTTGGGCTGCGTGTGCCATCTACATCTCCTTCTTGTCGGTGTCGGCCGGCTTCATGAACGTCAGCCAGTGGGTCTTTTCGCGCTTGCCGGACTTGTGGCCAAACAGCGGCCGATGCTCAGTCAGCACCAGGATCTGGCTGACGGGGATTTGCACCTCGGCCCATTTGAAGATCAGCACGCCGGCCGGCTTCAGCACACGGAAGCACTCGGCGAGTCCGCGTCGCAGGTCATCCTGCCAGTCGTCGCCCAGGATTCCGTACTTGGCACGCAGCCAGGAATCCCGGCCGGCGCGGCGTAGGTGAGGCGGATCGAACACCACCAGGCTGAACGAGCCGGCGGCGAACGGCATGGCGCGGAAGTCCATATTCAGATCCGGCGTGATGTTGAAGGCCCGGCCGTCGCACAGGGTGTGTGCCTCGCTGCGGATATCGCCGAACAGTGCGCGCTGGTCCTGTCGGTCGAACCACATCATGCGGCCGCCACAGCAGGGATCCAGAATCGTCGCTTCAGCCATGGGCGCCTCCGTTCTCGATTCGGCGGAACTCCACGACCCAAACCCACGGGTTGGCGTCCCAGGATCCGGCGCCGTTGATCTTGCACCATAGTTCGCGAAACGCGCGCTGCGGCCATTGCAGGCGGCGCGCCAGCTCGTCGGCCGATTCGCTGTCGACGTCGTCGAACTCGGCTCCCCAGAACATTCGCGGGTCGAATGCGCCTTCCGCCAGCGCGTCCTCGTAGCTGATGGCCTGCAGCTGCTCCACGCGCACGCCGGTGATCTCCAGCACCAGGCGGCATGCCCAGCGCGGCATGTGGATGGCGGGCACGCAGCGGCCCTTCTGTGCCGCCTGCGGCATCGTCCAAGCGTCTGGGATGTCTTGGTCGCGGAACCACGCGCGCTGGCCGTCGGCCAGGTAGACCACGTTGACGTCGGCGCAGTCGCAGGCGTCCATTCCGTGCGAGTGCGCGATGCTCGGCGCCCAGGTCTCGCGCACCCACAGTCGGTCCCCAGGCTGGCCGTAGGGGCACGTGGTGCGGTAGCAGGTGAAGTCAGGCAGGTAGCTGATGTCTGCGGGAACGGCTGCGGAACCTGGGCGCGGCTCCCACGGCTTCACCACCCGCCGCGTCTGCGTCTTGTTGCCGGCCAGGATGGCGCGCACCATCGGGCCGGTGAACAGGATAGGGCGCTCACGCATGATTTCCTCCTTCCTCGGCGGGCTGGGCGACTTTTAAGGAATCCTTAATAGTTGCGGGCACAGCCGGCTGGTAGGCATGGTCATGAAAGCCGCTCAGGTGCTGGGCGCGCTGCTCGTACGCGTCCTTCGGCGGACACATTCCCAGATCCACCAGCGCGGCGTGTAGGGCGTCCCATTGGCGCTCTACGTCCATTGCGGCGGTGGTCATTGACGCAGACAGGCTGCCGCGCCGCTTCGGCGAGCAATCCATTCCGACGCTGCCGGCACGGTCGCGCTTGCGCTCGTAGTCCACCTGGGCGGCGCGCAGGTTCTTGACTGCTTTGCCCACGGCATCCAGGCGGCCGATATCAGGCTTCATCGCGTTCCCCTTGTTCGGGCTGGGTGGCAGAAAGGGCGGCGCGGATAATGCGGCGCACGGTGTCGATGTGGATGATCTCGTGGCTGTTCTCGCTCATCAACGAGGCCCCGTGCGCGAGCAGGTAGTCATCCTGCTGCCGAAACTCGGGCAGTGCCGCCCGCACGCCATCCAGTACAGCGCGCTCGTCCACATCCCCGGCGCGCTGCTGGCCGCCGTCCTTGTCCGCCTGCGGCTGCTTGAGGGCGCGGATGAGCGCCGCACCGCTGCCGCGGCTGGTCTGATCCATGAGCTTCGCCGCTTCCTCCAGCGCCGCATTGCGCACGTCCTCGGCGTCTGTCTCCGGAAGCGAGCCGTAGAACTTGCCCATATCGAACGACTTTTGCAACGCCGCCTGCATTTGCCCGGCGCTGGCCTGGGGCGCGGCATTCCTGAAAGAATGTGCCAACCTCAGCCCGTGCGCGCCTGCCTCAATAGCCCGTTGCACGGTCTGCGACTCAACCCGCTTCGCTGCGCTTTCCAGCTCCAGCGCTAAGCCGATGTAATCGGTGTTATCCGCCTCCCCGGCTACAGGGGTGCTGCGCAGCAGTTCGCGGATACGGCCTTCGACAGCATTCAGCCCGCCGTTGACGCCGCACCGAAACACAGCATCACCATGTTTGGGGTCTTCGCGCATGCTGGGCAACTCGGCCAGCAAAATTCGCAGGCCGTCGGGATGTTCTACGGCTACAGGGGCGCTTGCCAGGGCGACGCGGGCGATCTCGTCAACGAAAGCCGCCCTGGTATCGCGGTCAGCCTCACTGATGTAGCTGGTGCGGCGAATGAATTCTTTCCGCTGCTCCGTCGTCAGCGCCCGCTCATCGGCCACAGGGGCGCTTGCCAGGGCGACGCGGGCGATCTCGTCAACGAAAGCCGCCCTGGTATCGCGGTCAGCCTCACTGATGTAGCTGGTGCGGCGAATGAATTCTTTCCGCTGCTCCGTCGTCAGCGCCCGCTCATCGGCCACAGGGGCGCTTGCCAGGGCCATCCGGTAGCGTTCTTTCAGTTCAAATAGCTTGCGCACGGTGGAAGCGGGAAACGTGGCGCGGTCATCCTTCGCCATTTCTACCACCTCTGCCATGTCATCGGCTACAGGGGCGCGCAGCTTGGACAGCAGGGCGCGAATACCTTCTAGCAAAGCATCGACCTGCTGACTACCTGCGGTCATGTGTAGAGGGTTTTGCCCCTCGATCCACATGAAAGTTATTCCCGATTCTTCCAGGTGCTTGATGATTTCGTCGTCCGTCAGCACGGGCTGGGTGATGTCGTCTTGTTGGGTCATTGGATCAGTCCTTTTCTACGGCGACGAAAGCGAGGCCAGCGAAAACTACGGCCAACATCAAGCCAATGAAAAACGGTGTCCCCAGGCTGTGATCGGTATGCGCGGACGCGTAGCCGGTTGCGTAGGACGCGATAGAAGTGGCAGCGGCTACCGCTGCTGCGGTTGCTGGTTTCATGCTCATTCCCCCGCGCCCTGTTGTGCTGGCTGGGCGGCGCGCGCCACACGCTCAGCGGCGCGCATACCGAGCGCGAAGCCAAGCCACATAGTGTCCGTGTCGGAGTCCATGTAGTAGGCAAACTCGCCGTTGATTTCCATGATGCCGAGCGGCGTGTTGTCCTTGAGCGCCGGCGTGTTGTTGATGCTCTGCTCGAAGTACTTGCGCATTTCGGCCACGGTGATGCAACCCGGTTTGTCCTTGATGTTCAGCATCACGCACCCCCTTTGCCCTGCTGGGCGGCGGGCAGGTACGCGTGCATCGGAAACCAGAAATCCATGACCGTTACAGGTGTAGCGCCGCGCCCAGGATTGTCCGAATGCACGTATCGGGTATCGCCGACGATTGAATCGCGGCACGGCACGGTGCGCTGGTAGACCTGCTTGATCGGGGCCTGCACGATCACCCAGTTGGGGATGGCGCGTTCTTCCCGCGAGATGCGCTCCTGAACGGCGGTGACGAATTCACCCCAGGACCAGTGACCACTCGCCCAATATTGGATCTGGCACGAGTCATCCATCGCGTAGGATTCTTCGATCTGGAGTTCCATCACGCATCCCCCTGCCGCTGGGCGGCAATGGCTGCACGGTCCAAACGTTCAATCTCGGCCAGGATCAGGGCGCCGGCTTTGACCAGATTGCGGCGCGGATCGGCGCTGGGCTTCCACCACGCCTCCGACCAGGGCCAGTTCTCGGCAAAAGGCTCTTTGAAGGCGTTTTCGGTCGTGGCGCTTTCACCTTGCAGCCCAGCACACTGCGCGTATGACGCGGCCGCTGAGGCCAGTTCCCCGTGTCGATAGGTGTCATCCCGTTCAGGCTCCCATCCCTCGACGCTGATCTGCCGCTGGCGCTCGGCCAGCACGTCGCGGGCGGCATCGGTCTGCGCATCGCCAGCAGCGGGAGCGGGACTCATGGCCGCGATGGCTGCGTCCGCAAGTTCTCCCAAGCGGCCCGCGTCGTCAGCGACCAGGCGGAAATCGTCCTCACTCATCGTCCCGACGCTCCACGCCGACCAGACGCGCATGCAGTCGTAGGCATTGCCCAGCGCGTCCGCGATGGCACCCATCACGGCCTCTTTCTTTGCGCCGGCATCCTCCACCGTGGATACGGGGGATGCAGGGGCGGCGCAGTCGGGGAACGCGGGCCGCGGCATCCAGTGGGTAGGTTCGAGTTCAATCTCGAGCTGGTTGCGGTACGCCGACCCCGTCCAGATGCGCAGATCAGTGCGGTAGGCGCCAACGTGGATGGTCGGCGCGTAGGGTGAATTGGTGGCGATGTTCACGCCAACCAGGCGCGCGAATAGCAGCACTGGTGTGCCATCCTTCGGCGCGCTCTCGATGGGCAGCCAGGCACCGCGGATCGCCGCATTGTCCTGGGCGTTCTCTTCGCCCACCGCCCGGCCGGCGGCGTACATCTCCTGGTCGCGGGCGGTGTTGCCCGTGCGCGTCGGCGTGTCGTCAGGCGCTTCCAGACCCAGCGGCCCGGGCGCGTCCTGGGAGAGGCCGTGGTCAACGTCGTAGGAATTCGTCATGGTCAGGCTCCTTGGGTCTGCCCCGCCCGGATCAGGGCGATGGCGATGTGTTCGTTGATGCGCAGCCGCGCGACGTCAATGCGCGGCAGGATGTCGTCGATGGCGCTGACGGCAACGGTCAGCGAGGCAATCTCGTGGTCACGCAGCGCAAGCCCGGCCTCGACCTTCGCGCCGATCTGGTTCATGGTCCGCGCCGCGCCGGCGATCAGCAGGTACTGCTGGAGGAACGCCGGATCGTTCTGGACGGTCAGCCCGACCATGTTCATGATGTTGGCCAGGGAGTCGAACGCCTCCGCGTTGGGCGACAGGCGCAGCGCCGCGAAAGCGCCGTGCATGTGCGTCGCGATGCGATCGCGCAGCGCGCTGGTCATCGGCAGCCGCGGGATGCTGGGATGAAAGCGCTTGTGGCGGCGGGGCTTGCGGGCGTGGGTCATTGCTGCACCGTCTCGGGGTAGGCGTTGCCGTCCTCCATCCGCTGGGCGACGTGCATGGACGTGCGCAGCAGCAGGTCGATCACCGCGATCTGGTTGGAGACGAAGCCGTAGCCCAGCGCCGCCGTGCTGATCAGCATTTCCAGCGCCTTGCGGACCTTGTCCGGGTCGCCGTGGGCACCGACCTGCTGGATGTATTCGCCGATGGAGTGCTGTGCTGCTGCGTGGCATGCGGCGGGCGTGAAATCGGTCATGTTCTTCTCGGTATCAGGTGGCCAGGCGCCGGCGGCGGTGGGGGTGCTTGAGGTAGCCCGCCGCCGGGCCGGCCAAAGGGTTACGCCGCTTCCGGCTCCAGGTTCAGGCCCAGCGAGCCCTGCTTGTCGACGGCGGGCGTGACGGTGATGTCCACCTCGCCGCCCAGGACCTCGTACAGGCGCTTGATCTGCTCGCCCGAGGGGTTGCACTTCACCCGGAAGCCGTAGCGCGCGCTGCCGCCTTCCAACAGATCCACGCTGAAGTGGTCGACGTCGGCCGTCTCGAAGTTGATGTCCGACGCGCCGCCCAGGCCGAAGCCGATCACGACCGCGGCGCCCTTCAATTCGTGCTTCAGGCGCAACGCGCCGATCAGGTCGCCGAACTTGCGCACGGTCAGCGCATCGGCCGGGCTGCCTTCGAAGATCTCTTCCTGATTGGGCGGGGTCTCTTCGCGGCGGTACAGCGCGTCGCGCAGCACCGGATGGAACATGGCCAGGTGGCCGTTGCTGGCGGTGAAAGCGATCTTCAGGTCAGCGCCGCCGACCTTCTCGTCGCCGTGGTTCTCGGGGCGCACGTTCAGGTGCGCGAGGGTCACTTTCTGGCTTTCAAGGCTGAACATTCGTCAGTCTCCTTGGGTGCTACGTTGGGAAAGGGTCAGGCGGCTTTGCGCCGCAGGGTGGTTTCGTATTCGTTGACCAGCGCGGCGAACTGCATCAGGTCATCGACCAGGCGGTCGATGTAGTCGTCGTCGCGCTTGAACTCGCGCAGCCACAGCTGCTTGCCGATGGACGCCAGGGCAGGGCAGTACAGGCCCAGGTGCCACCAGGCGCGGCCCGTGATCCACATGCAGCCCTGCACCTGGTCCATGACCTCGCTGGGGTCGTTGTCGATGTGGAAGGCGCGCAGCTTGTCCGGCGCCAGGAAGCACTTGTATTCACTGCCGCCCTGCGCCTGGATCAGGCCGTCGGCGCTGGCGCCGAAGAGGCGGTCGTCGGTCAGCACGAAGCCGGCGCGCTCGACCAGCAGGCCGGTCTGCATCTCATGCTCCATGCGGGCCTCGGGCTCCAGCTCATGGCCGCGCCGCATGGCCCAGTTCTGGTAGCCCTCATCCAGTGGCTGGCCGGCGATGCGCTCGACCGCGAGCCGGAAGGCGTAGTTCTTGGCCTCGTCCGAGAAATCGCCCACCGGCAGGCCGGCCAGCGCACGCTCGACGCCCGCGGCGCGCGGCGCGGTCTTGTAGCCGGCCTTCGCCGCCGCTTCCTTGGTGTCCATCCCGGCCTTCACGTAGGCCACGTACAGCGCCTGGCGCTCATCCAGCTCGCCGACGCGCTTGCGGGCCACCGAGAACATGCTGGCGGTGATGACGCCGGCGCGCGCGGCGTGCCATTCTTCGCTGCCCTGCTCGCAGTTGACGATCAGCATCATTCGCTCCTGTTGTCGTCGCGGCCGAAGCCGTCGTCTTCCGGCGCGGTGGCGGCCGGCGCTTCGTCGATGGTTTTGCCGTCGTCCGGCGGGGTGTCGGTGGGCACGGCCTCGCCGCGCAGAACGGCGCCGCGGGCGGCCACAGCCGACTTGAAGGCGTTGTAAATGCCCATGTCCTTGGTGGCGCGCACCTCGGCCAGGCCGTCCTTCCAGACCTGTTCCAGGGCGGCGGTGTCCCGCGCGGCTTCCACGGCCTTGCACAGGCGCGGCAGCAGGTCGGGATCGGCCGGCGCGCTGGCGGTGGTCGCCAGACCTTCGCCGCCGTCGGTGTTCAGGTGATGGATCGCTTCCGACAGCCGGTCATTCTTCGGCCAGTACTTGTAGGCGCGCTTGACGACGGTCTTCTTGGCCATTTCGCCGTAGTCCGTCTTCCAGGGCGACGACTTGCCCGACTTCACCGACTGCGAGCGGTTCATGATCCCGTCGATTTCGTCCTTGCTCATCGGCGTGGTCAGGTAGTCGCCGTCGGCGGTCTTCACCACCACATAGGCGCCGACGATCTCGCCGCGGTCCTTGCTGAACGGGTTGAAAACGTGCGTGGGCGGTGCGTCGAAGCCATTCAGCGCGAAGTTGTCGGCCTCGCGCACCAGTTCGGCCTGCGCCCAGCGGATCGAGCCGGTGGCCACGGCCAGGTCGATCAGGCCCATGTAGCTGATGTCCAGGCAGATGCGCCCGTCGCGCGGCACCAGGTAGGCCTGGCGCTTGGCTGGGTTCAGGCTGATGCCGATCGCGGCCACGTTCGTCACCGCGTTGATGACGGACTGGCGGTTGCCGGTGGCGACCTTCAGCGCGAAGTCGTTGTTCTGCAGCACCTGGATGGCGAAACCGGCCTCCTTTTCGAAGTTGATCGAAGGGTCGGTCAGCACCGCGGCGAAGGTCGCGCGGCTGTCGTAGATGTCCTGGGTGATGACGGCGAGGTTGTTCATGCTGATTCCTGGGGGAGGCCAGACCGAATCCGCAGCTCGCGGATCGTGTCGGCGGTGAATTGGCTGTCGGCCGCGTGGCCGAACCATTCGCATGCGGTGACGGCGCCGACCGCGCGGATGGCGTTTTCGAAGCGGTCGGCCGGCACGCGCTCGTCGACGGGCGGAATCTCGCCGGGGCCGCCGTGGGGGATGCGGTGCATGTTCATTCCTTCGCGACGACCACGGTCTTGCCGCAGCCTTCGCAGGCGGTGAGGGTGGATTGGGCGTCGAGGCTGGGGCCCAGCACGCCGAGGACGGCGGCCAGCACCACGACGCAGCCGGCGATGCCGACCCATTCGTAGCGGTCGAGGCCCAGCAGGGCGCGCAGGAGGCGGCGGATCATTGGGCACCTCGCGCGGCCAGCATGGCGTCAGCCATGGCATAGGCCTCCCGCGCGATCTCGTCGTGCGACCAGCCGTGGTGCGTTTCCATCGCCCAGAACGCCGTCAGTTGTGCCTGCATGGCCTTGCCCGCAAAGTCGTCGCGCAGGGTCTTGCCCATGGCGTCCGGTCGGGTGCTTCCCTCGTACACCGCCGGGTAGGCCGGGCCGCCGTCGTTGATCTCGTTCATGCTGACTTCCTCAGAAAGGCCATGGCGCGGTCGCCCAGCAGGCCCATGGGGTACGCGGCAAGCAGGCCGCACAGGGTGAAGAGGGCGAGGTTCATTTGCGGCGCGCCGGCAGTTCGAACGACAGATCCAGCTGGCGCTCGGGATCCTCGATCGCGTCGGCCAGGTCCTCGACGTATTGCGCGCTGGCGCCGTCCATGAACTTGGTGAACAGCTCACCGATGCGGCCGAAGGTGTCGCCGTAGGCATAGGCCTTGGCCACCGCCTCGAATGCTTCGGTCAGGGCCTGATTGCCGATGCTGCCCTCGTAGACGGCGTGCGCCACCGGCTGGCGGCTGGGCTCGGCCACGACATGGCGCACCACCTCGTATAGGCCATCGCGCAGCGCGGCGCGGACGTCGCCGGCCAGGTCCATGCGCAGTTCCTGCTCGGGCGAAATCTTGGGTTGGGCGTAGGCCATGGTCAGTTCCTCCCTTCGCGGTCGATCAGGTCGGCCAGCTCGCCGTAGTGCGCGGCGGCGCGAGCGCGCTCCTGGCGGCGGTTGTCGGCCAGCACGCGGTAGTAGCCGGGCAGCACCGCCGCGCGGAACGCCAGATAGTCGGAGCCCATGCCGCAGGCCACGCGCAGCGCCGTGCGGGCCGCGATGCTGGCCGGCGGGCTGAACTGGTCGCCAAACCAGAACTTGCGCGCCTGGAACACCTTGTCCTGCGCGCTGGGCCGGTTGGCCGGGTTCAGGCGGTAGCCGACGATGCGGTCGCGGGTGAAGTCGCGCACCATCGAGCGCAGGGCCGACAGGTTCAGGAGGTATTCCCGGCCCTGGGCACCGATGCGCGCGGCGCGGCGTTGGATGCGGTTGCGGTTCATGATGTCTCCTTGCCCCGGCACCCGGGGCGGGTGGGGGAAGGTCAGGCCCTTTCGGGACGCAGGTGGCGCGGGCGGTAGGCCTTGGCCTGGCCGCAGTAGGCGCGGCGGGCGTACATCAGCGCGCCCTCGGCGTTCCACCCTTCACCCCGCAGGGACAGGTAGACGTTGGCGTCGAACATGTGGCCGCGAGATTCGGCCAGGCGGTAGACGCGGCGGCAAAGCTTTAGGGTTGCGGTCATGCTCTTTCTCCCATTTCCCACCGGGTGGTGGGGTGTTGGCCTCTGCTCGGTGATGCGTGAGTGGTGAGGCGTTGACCAACCCATAAATGGGCTGTTGGGAGAATATTGAACCCATAAATGGGTGTTGTCAACCCATATTTGGGTTGAAAAGAGAAAAAAAAGCCGCCTGGAGGCGGCCTGCGGTTTGGGCTTGGTCTGAAGGGCTACGTATCGCTAACGGTTGGCTTCAGAACTTAGTGTTCTTCGGAGGGCTTAGCGGCTTACATGTTCCGCGGGTGGTTTCTTCCGTTTTGGAGGGAGGCATCCTGTACCTTGAGGTATCGCTACTAAGCGACACAAAGACCCTCTCGATAGTCAAGTCGGAGCGGCTGATCCTGTACCTTTCAACAAAGGAGATAGACGGGTCCCTCGTTGTGTGTGACCAAGAGACATCCCGTGGCCCGAAAGTCGCCTTGGTCGTGAAGTTTCCCCTTGAAACTGTACCGTTCGGTTCATCCAACACGTACTCGCTTTCATAGGTCTTCCCGTCGTTCGAGGTAGTGGTGCATGAAAGGTATGTCACTTTCCCAGCGGCATTCAAATCGGCTGCCAACAAGCACAGCGTCGCTGCTATGAGTAGCGTTGGTTTTCCCATTATGTCAAACGCCTCCTAGAAAATTTCCACAGGACCAGACAAGTGAAAGTTGCCGCGGGTCAGGCGGCTTTCTTGGGCGCGCCGCTTTTTGTAGCGGTGGCCTTGTGACGTTGAACCTTGGATCTGGCGAGCGATACGACTTCGTCGCGCTCATCCGGAGGGATGAGCTGGAAGTCATCAGACGATATTCCAGGCAGCGGCCAATCGCTAGGGGCGCGATAAGGGTCTTGCCGGCGGACGCTCTCTGGATCTGGGTGCAACAGCTCCCATGGCTCCATATCGCAGGCGCGTGCCAGCTCCGCCAGGTTGTCTACCTTGAGTGCAACCTCAGCCCGGCGTGCACGGTCGATGGTCGAGCGGCCGACACCTGAAGCCTTGGCCGCTGCCTCGTTTGAGGCGAACTTCAGCCCCGGACCAATCATGCGGTTCAGGTTGTCTGCAAGGATTTTCATAGCGCGTTTACCCATATTTGGGAATATGCCGGGATTCTTAGCCCAAGTGTGGGTTGACGTAACCCATAAATGGGTTGAGAATGTCCCGCATGGAACATACCGAAATCCTTCCCCCCGTCCTGGCCCGGCTCCGTGGGGTCAAACACTCTGACCTTGCCGAGGTAGCACGGCTCTCTGGTGTGCCGGAGAGCACTCTGCGGAAACTGAGATACGGCGAGGTTAAAGACCCACGTGTTCAGACCGTGCAGGCGCTCCGTGATTATTTTGCTGGTGTCGATATGGCGACATCCGAGCTGGCCACCGCCGCGCCGCCCCAGCAGGAGGCGGCGTGATGCTCGTCGAATTGCTTGCTCGGCGCGCCGCTCGTCACGCATGGCTTGTCCGGTATGCCCGCTGGGCGACCGCGCGCGCCACGTGGTGGTCACGCTGGCATTTCCATGTCGGCCTGGCGTCAGCCTTTGGCCTTCTTGTCCTCTTCGTTGACCGCTAGGAGAGCCAGGATGCCGAACACCAGATGTCCGACGAACAACGCAAAGATGAGTGCTGTCGCCCAGCCGAAGACGGTGAGGGCTCTTTCGGCGCTCCCCATCAACTGCCCGACCGACGCCGCGGTGATATCCGGCATCTGCTTTGCGGCTGAGTCTCGGATGAGATCCATCGCGAGTTGTATGCCCAGGTACAGCCCCATCGACGCCGTGCCCAAGAACCCAATGATGTCGGTCAGCACGCTGCTGATTGCCTTGTACACGCGCGGATGCCGATTCATCAGCGCGAACAGGCCGCCCAGCGCGGCGAACAGCGTGCCTAAGGCGAACTTCCAGTCCATGCCCATCCCCTTTCCCAAGAACGGTGTGTGTGAGAGCCGCCAGTTTAAGGGGAAGGGGCAGGGCGCCCCATTCGATGGCCATGGATCAATGCACCGTCGCACCGACGCGGTCGTCGGTGGCCCATGCCATGCGGTCGCGCTCGGCGCGCAGCTCTTCAAAGATGGCCATGACGGCCGCTTCGGACGGGTCGACGAAGGTCCGGCGGGCGATGTCCTGGGCGTTCTGCAGCAGCTTTTCGGTGTCGGTCATGTTGGGCCTCGTTTTTTCAGTACCGCCAGTTTGCCCAGGGGCGCATTCCAGGGCATTCCTTTCCTTTTGAGCAGCCATGATTCCCATTGAACCGGCCGGAATGTCCGGTCCCCACATCATCGAGACGGCCTTGCGCTTGGCAATGGCCAACCAGGCCCAGCGCCAAAAGCTGCTGGATGAGACGGGCTGGGACGCCAGCATGCCGTCCAAGATCTGTTCTGGCGCCACCGGCATCACGCTGGAGAAGTTGGATTCGATGTGCCGGGCCCTGGGCCTGACCATCGTCGAGGTCGGCTACATGGACTATCTGGCGCGCGGCAATGAGATCGGCTCGCGCTGCTGCAAGGCCCGGCTGAGCCTGGGCAATTGCGGGGCGAGGTAGGAATGCGCCAGCGCCTGCTGAACCCCAAGAAATTCATTCTGCTGGGCCCGAGCCAGCAGGAAGCGGCGCAGGCGTTCCTGGCGAGCCTGCCTCTGGATGCTGAGCATCCCTATGAGGTGTTGGTGCGCGAGCGCCAGAAGCCTCGCACGCGCGCGCAGAACGCTTTTTCCCATGCGTGGTACGGCGAGATCGCCGAAGCTCTGCCGGAAGACGATGCGCTGGGCTGGAAATGCTACTGCAAGCTGCACCACGGCGTGCCGATCCTGCGCGCCGAGGATGAAGAGTTCCGGGCTGCCTACGACGGCTCCATCAAGCCGCTGCCCTACGAGAAGAAGCTGATCGCCATGCGGGTGTTCCCGGTCACGTCGCGCATGAACACGCGCCAGCTGACCAAGTACGCCGATGCGGTGCGCGACGACTTCGCCGCCCGCGGCGTCATCCTGGAAGTGAGGGGCGACTGATGCTGCGCCGCTCTGAACTCAAGCGCAAGACGCCCATGTCAAGGGTGTCGCGGGCGTCGACACCCCTGTCGCGGTCCCCATTCAAGCGCCGCGCGCCGAAGAAGCGCGCCGGCCACGAACCGAAGTACCTGGCCGCCTGCCGCGGCGAACGCTGCTACCTGCAATTCGCCGGCTGCTGCAGCTACGAGGGCGACCCCACGGTCGTTCCCGCCCATCAAAACCAAGGGAAGGGCGCCGGCCTGAAGGTGCCCGACCGTTTCACCGTTCCCGCCTGCTACCACTGCCACACGCTTTACGACCAGAGCGCCATCGACCGCGAGGTCAAGCGCGCCACCTGGGACTGGGGCTACACGCGCTGGGAGCCGGTGCGCGCCCAGAAGCTGGCCGCGAACGGCGACAAGTTCAAGGAGGCCGCGTAATGGCCGCTGACTGGATCAAGATGCGCGTCGACCTGCCGACGCATCCGAAAGTTGTCCGCATTGCGTCCGCTTGCAAAGCGGACAGATTGCGCGTGGTCGGCGGACTTTTGTCCGTTTGGGGTCTGTTCGATGCCCACTCTGTCGACGGACAGCTCGAAGGTTACACGCCCGACGTGCTGGACGAGACCATCGGCTTTCCGGGCTTTTCCGTCGCCATGATTGGCGTCGGCTGGCTGGAATTTGACGGCTTTTCCCTATGGATGCCCCAGTTTGAGGAGCACAACGGCCAGTCTGCCAAGAAGCGGGCGCAGGACGCAGATAGGAAGAGGAACGACCGAAATTCGTCCGCTTCGCAAGCGGACAAAAAGCGGACTAGAGAAGAGAAGAATAGAGAAGAAGAAAAGAAGAAAGACCCCCCTATATCCCCCAAGCCTGAAACCGATAAGGCGAGGGCCGCAGCGGCAATCACAGCCATCGACCTGCAAGCCAGGGGCGTAGAACTGCAGGTGGCCGCCGACTTCCTGGCGCTTCGCGCAAAGAAGCGGGCGCCCGTCACGGCCACGGCGCTCGCCGGCCTGGAGCGCGAAGCCGCCGCTGCCGGGATGACGCTGAACGACGCGCTGCGCACCGCCTCCGAGCGCGGGTGGCAGGGCTTCAAAGCCGAATGGGTCCGCAACGAAGGCGCGCCGGGGCGCCCGCTGGGCTCGACCCCCTTGAACGAGGCGGACCGACGCAAGCAGGAATTCCTGCGCCTCGCGGGGCACGGCGGCCAGGACAACCGCACCTTCGACATGGAGCAGGCCTGATGCACAACCGCGACGTCTCTGCCTTCGCCGAGCTGCTGGCCGGTGTCTTCGACGCCTACAACCGCCTGCCGCCGCAGCCGACCACGCAACTGCTGTGGCTGCGCATGCTCGAGCCCTACGAATTCCCCGCGGTAAGCGCCGCTTTCTCGCAGTACGTGGCCGACGAGGTCAAGTACCCGCCCACGCCGGCGCAGATTCTGGCGCTGCTGGGCCACGGCACGGGCGACAGCCGGCCCAGCGCAGACGAAGCATGGGCCACGGCCCTGGTGTCGCGCGACGAGGCGGAAACGGTCGTCTGGACGCTGGAGACGGCCCAGGCGTTCGCGGCCTGCCGCACCGTGCTGGACCTGGGCGACGAGGTGGGCGCGCGCATGGCATTCAAGGGCGCCTACGACCGGCTGGTGGCGCGGGCCCGGCATGAGCGCCAGCCGGTGGCCTGGCAGGCATCGCTTGGCTGGGACGCGGACCGACGCGAGCGGGCGCTTACCGCCGCCGGCAATGCCGGCCTGCTGCCGGCGCCGCACGTCGCCGCGCTCTTGCCGCCGCCGGCGCCTCAAGGTGGGCTGCCCGACGACGAGGTCGCAGCCGAGAACATCCGCAAGCTGCAACAGATGCTGGCCAAGGCCATGACGCCGGCCGAGAAGCGCCGGCGCGCCGCCGAAGAGGCCAGCCAGGCCGAGCGTGATCGCCTCGACGCCCTGAAAGCGCAGACCGCGGCCAAGGTCGCCCAGCACCAGCAAGGGGCCCGGGCATGAGCAGCTACGCCGAAGCCAGCGCCGCCGTGGGCGGCAACGAGAGCGGGGGCTATGGCGTCTGCGCTGCCTTCGGCTGCTGCCTGCCGGGCACGATGTCCTCCAGCACGCAGGGCGGCAAGGATTGGCATTGCCGCCTGCACTTCGGCGCGCCGCGGGCGGAATTTGACGCCATCAGCGCGCGTGCCCAGAACCGCAAGGCCCTGTTCACCGCCGCCTATTGGCTGGTGAATCGCCCCAAGGGCGACACGGTCAGCCGCAAGGTGCTGGACCGCATCGAGGCGCTGGGCCGGCCTGACCTGCTTGCCGGCGCCGCCAAGGAAGGCACGCCCACCGCCTACCACCTGGGCGTCCACATGCTCCGCGTCCTGGGCGACGAATGCCGCCAGCCGCAGGAACACATGGGCACCCCGAAGCGCGCCGGCCAGGGAACGACCTGGCTGGACCAAAACCAACCCGAGGAAATCGACGCATGAAAGAGCCCGTCCACGTCGCCGAGGAGATGCCGGCATTCTTTGACCACCTTCGCATGTCGCAGCGCTACCCACTGCAGCAGGCCACCTGGTCCGCGAACCTTGGCGAGATGTTCTCGCGCATCCGCCGCGCCTACCGGCAATTCCAGGTCCGAGTCGACGCCGGCCTGGAAAGCTGGGATGGCGAGAACCAGTATTCCGTCGGCGACTGGGTGCTGATCTTTTCGCCGATCGAGCAGGAGGCCTGGTATCACATCCGCCGCGCCGGGCTGCCCATGTGGCCGCAGTTGCCGGTGGCTGGCTTCTTCGTCGACTTCGGCAATCCCATCGCCAAGGTGGCCCTGGAATGCGACGGCGCGCAGTTCCACGATGCCCGCAAAGACGCGGCGCGCGACCGGAAGCTGGCCGCCCTCGGCTGGACGGTCTACCGCGTGCCTGGCTGGCAGTGTCTGCGCGATGTGGAGCTGCCGGCCAGCTACGACGACATGCACCCGGACGATCGCCAGCAGGTTCTGCACGACGCCCGCGCCAAGACCATTTTGCCGGTGATCGACCAACTGGCCCGCCACTTTCCCGCCAAGGAAACCATCTGATGACCTCTTCACAGAACCTCACGGACGCCTACGACCCGATGGCCGGCACGCTGGCCAGGACGGCGATGCAATGCGCTGCCCGCTGCTGCGAGGGGTGCCTGGTGTGCAGGCCTGCCGCACCGGACAACTTCGCGCGCGCGCTGGACGAAATTGCCAACTTGCGCAATTCGTCAAGTTCGGCCCCCGACGCCGCGCCCTCGGTGCTGCTGACCCTCCCGTACCCGATCAGCGCGAATCGCTACTGGGCCAGCCGGACGGTTACGCCGCGCGGCAAGGCCGCCTTCACCAGCACCTACGTCACGCCCGAGGCCAAAGCCTACAAGGCCCAGGTGCAGAGGCTGGCGCTGGTGGCGGGCGTGCGCAAGCCGATCGCCGGCCGGGTGCGGGTCGAGTTCACGCTGTACCCGAACCGGCCGCAGGACTGGCAGAAGCGCATGCGCAAGGAAGGCGCGGCCTGGGATGACACCGTGCAGTGCCTGGACCTGGACAACGCGCAGAAGGTGGTGCTGGACAGCCTGAAGGACGTGGTTTTCCAGGATGACGCCTGGGTGCGCGAGATCAGCGCCCGCCGGGCCGAGCCAGACGAATTCGGCGCGCGGCTGGTGGCGGTCGTCACGCCTCTGGCCGTCGAACAGCCGCAGACCGACCTCTTTGGTGCCGTGGCGCAGGAGCGCAAGCCATGAGCCGAACCAACGAGCAGATCGCCCAGGCCCGCAAGGCGCGCAACGCCTGCGCGCGCAAGCTGCGCCGCCTGGGCTACAAGTTCCCGAAGAAAACCGTGCGCGACTTCGACGTGGTCGCCGCCATCCACCGCATCACCGGCTGGGACCGGCCGGGCCGCTGCGAGTCCGTGGGCTACATGCAACGCTTCGCCAGCATGGCCGAAGGTGTGCCGACCCCCAGCCGCACCCACGACGCACTGCACGCGCCAGAATACCGGCCTGATCGCTGGCTACGCGCCGCCGCCGAGCGCGCGGCCGCGTCGCAGACCGCCCTTATCCCCGCGGTCAGCCGCATCCCGGGCACCCTCCAGGAGATCTCCGCATGAAACACGCCGCCGAGGTGATGGGCCTTCTCCAATCCGAGCCGCCGCGAGCCCACCGCATGGCGCAGCTGGTGCAGGCGGCCGCCGCCGGCCGCGACCTGTCGCGCCGCGAGCGCAATGCCGCGCGCCAGGCCATTCTGCGACTGCTGGAAACCCTGCGTGAGGGCGGCTACGTCCGTGTCATCCAGCACGCGCGCAATTCCGTCGAATACCGCTGGGCGGACGTCGCCCCGAAAATCGCCATGCCCGCGCGAGACGTGGAGCGTGTCGCATGACCTGGGCCACCCAATCCGAGCGCGGCGACCCGGCCAAGCTGCTGGAGCGCCGCCAAGAGCCGCCGCCGGCGCGCACCTGCGCTGGCTGCAAGGAAATCCGCCTGATCACCAACCCCTTCGGCGGCCGGCGCGTCCTGCGCTGCGCCTTGGGCGAGGAGGTCGGCCAACGTTGTTCGAAGTACGAGGAGCGCCCCGCGCCATGACAGCCCCGGAATACCTCCTGCACAGGTTGCCGGCCGACTTCCACCGGCGTTTGGAAAATTGGGGCGAGGTGATGCGCGATCGCAGCCGCCAGTCTGTCTCGCCGACCTATGAGGTGTGCCGCGCGCTCGCCAAGCGGGCAGGGCAAGGCGCATGGGGCAGCGATGACCCCGAGAAGGAATGGAACGAAGCTGATGCAGACGCCATCGAGCGCGCGTGGAGATTGGGCGGCAGTTACCGGTTGGGCAAGCAAGTCAGCGGGATCATTCGGGCCTATTACCTGCTGGGCCAGCCGCCATTCCTGATATGTAGGCAGCAAGGGATCAGGGCTAGGGAGTTTCCCGACATATTCGTGCGAGGAGTCGAGGATTTTCAGCAGTTTGTTGCGCAAATGGAAAATCGTGTGCATAATTCTGCTCAATCCGTGATGACTACCGTCTAACGACGAGACCGATGCCCGCAGGCGGACGTCGCGCGTCCGGAAGAAACAAGCCCGAGCCAATGGCCGGGGCTTTTTCGTTACTGCGTGGCGACGATCAGCTGCCAGCGGATTTGCCCCTGTGCGGCCGTGTGCTGGTGTCGGTTTTGCGGCGGGAGCGGGTCCCCCTGATTGGCTGCAATTTCGGCGTGGCACCCGCGGCACTTGTAGATGCCGGAATGAGGCACAGGGTTGGCGGGTCCGAACGTTTGGCCGAAGGCGGCATGCGTTATCGCCGTCAGCTCGTTCGCGTTCTGGTAGTAGGCCATTTGGCTCTCCTCTTTGCGGTAGGAGCGGCCAGCGTAACGCACAGTTACTCGGCAGTAGCCGAGGGTTTTCCCGGTTCAAACCCCCAGGACACCGCCCAGCCAGACGGGCGCCCGCGCGGGGATCAAAGCGCGCGGGACTTTCTCCCCGGCCTCGTCGCCGGGTCTGGTAGACGAGAACCGAACACGCCCAGCTCGCCCCGTGGGCGGGTAAGTCGGATGGGCGCATCCTGAATCACATTCAACGCGGAATCGATGCCTGCGGCGTCGCTCCCAGAGGGACCGCGCCATGGCACGACCATCCAAGTACCAGCCCGGGTTCGCCGAGCAGGCCACCAAGCTTTGCCGCTTGGGCGCCACCGACAAGGACCTGGCCGATTTCTTCCACGTGACCGAGCGGACGCTGAACACCTGGAAGAAGCAATACCCCGAGTTTCTTCAGGCCCTAAATGGGGGCAAAGCCATGGCGGACGCCGAGGTGGCCGACAGGCTCTTCCAGCGCGCTCTGGGCTACACGCATGCCGAGGACGACATCCGGGTGTGCGACGGCGTGATCGTCACGACGCCCACCACCAGGCAATACCCGCCGGACACCACGGCCTGCATCTTCTGGCTGAAGAACCGGCGCCCGGATCTCTGGCGCGACAAGCCGGACCCGACCAACGACGACAACGCGCCGCCGCCGGTGAAGGTGGTGATCGAGGTGGTGAACGCGAGCGTCCCTGATGCCGACGCTTAACCAGCCCCAGGCCCGGTTCCTGGCGCTGCCGCACAAGTTCCGCGCGTTCGTCGCCGGCTTCGGCAGCGGCAAGACCTGGGTCGGTGGCGCCGGCCTGTGCCGGCATGCCTGGGAGTTCCCGCGCGTCAACTCGGGATACTTCGCTCCCACCTACGGCCAGATCCGGGACATCTTCTACCCGACGATCGAGGAGGTCGCCCACGACTGGGGCCTGGCCGCCAAGATCAACGAGTCGAACAAAGAGGTGCACCTGTTCGCGGGCCGCAAGTACCGCGGTACGGTAATCTGCCGGTCGATGGAGAAGCCGGGCGACATCGTCGGCTTCAAGATCGGCAAGGGCCTGATCGACGAGCTGGACGTGATGAAGGCGGACAAGGCCGCGCTGGCCTGGCGCAAGATCATCGCCCGCCTGCGCCACACCGCTCCCGGCCTGACCAACGGCGTGGACGTGACCACGACGCCCGAGGGCTTCAAGTTCGTCTACCAGCAGTTCGTCAAGCAGGTCCGTGAGCGGCCCGAGCTGGCAGCGCTGTACGGCCTGGTGCAGGCCAGCACCTACGAGAACGGCAAGAACCTGCCGGAAGACTACATTCCGTCGCTGCGCGCGAGCTATCCGCCGCAGCTGATCGCGGCGTACCTGCGCGGCCAGTTCACCAACCTGACCAGCGGCAGCGTCTACGCGAACTTCGACCGGCGCCTGCACCACACGGATGCCGCCGAGGAGCCGCACGAAGAGCTGCACATCGGCATGGACTTCAACGTGCTGAACATGACGGCGACGGTCAACGTGATCCGGGCCGGCCTGCCGCTGACGGTGGGCGAGCTGACGAAGGTGCGCGACACGCCGGAAATGGCCCGCATGCTGAAGGACCGGTTCAAGGACAAGGGCCACGGCGTCACGATCTACCCGGACGCCAGCGGCGGGAACACCAGCAGCAAGAACGCCAGCGAGTCGGATCTGAGCATCCTGCGCAAGGCGGGGTTCACCGTTCGGGTGAACAGCCGGAATCCGGCTGTGAAGGACCGCATCAACGCTGTGAATGGGATGCTGCTCAACGACGAAGGCGCGCGGCGCTGGCTGGTGAACACCGACCGCTGCCCGACGCTGACCGAGGCGCTGGAGCAGCAGGCCTACGACAAGAACGGGGAGCCGGACAAGTCGACCGGGCACGACCACCCGAATGACGCCCAGGGCTACTTCCTGGTGCACCGCTACCCGATCACGCCCACCGGCATGAGCCGTATCAAACTCACAGGAACCTGATCATGCCCGTCGACAGCAAGCACGCTCTCTGGACGGCCAACCGGCCGCGCTGGGAGCGCTGCCGCACCGCGCTGCAGGGCCAGGATGCCGTGCACGCGGCCGGCGAGAAGTACCTGCCCAAGCTGGCAGGGCAGGACACGGCAGAGTACGACGCCTACAAGGGCCGCGCGCTGTTCTACGGCGCCACGGCCCGCACCGAGGAAGCGCTGATCGGGATGGTGTTCCGCAAGGAGCCCACCGTGACGCTGCCGGCGGCGCTGCAGCCCATGATCGAGGATGCCGACCTGGCGGGCACGCCGATCGACACGTTCATCGAGAACGTGACCAAGGAAGTGATCGACGTCACCCGCGTGGGCGTGCTGGTGGATTACCCGGTGGCCAGCGGCGAGTTCATGACCGTGGGCCAGGCACAGGCCGCCGGCATGCGCCCCTACCTGGCCACCTACAAGGCCGAGGCGATCATCAACTGGCGCACGGCCCGCGTGCAGGGCGTCAACCAGCTGGTGCTGGTGGTGCTGGCCGAGTGCTACACCGACCAGAAGGACGAATTCACCGCCGAGGAAAAGACCCAGTATCGGGTGCTCGACCTGGTGGACGGCTTCTACCGCGTGCGCATCTATCGCACCGACCTGAATACCCCGGCGTTCGAATACACGCCGATGATGAATGGCAAGCGACTGCCCTACATCCCCTTCGTCCTGATCGGGCGGAACGGCGAGGCGATCGACCCCCAGAAGCCCGTGCTGCTGGACCTGGTCGACGTGAACCTGTCGCACTACCGCGGCACGGCCGACTACGAGCATGCGCTGCACTTCACGGCGCTGCCCACGGCGGTGGTGACCGGTCATGAAATGAAGACCGGTGAAACGCTGAAGATCGGATCGTCAGAAGCCTGGGTCTTCAGCGAATCGGACTCGGACGCCAAGTACCTGGAGTTCTCCGGCCAGGGCCTGGACAGCATCAAGGTCAGCCTCGAGCGCAAGGAGGGCATGATGGCCACCCTGGGCGCCCGTATCCTGGCGCCCGAGAAGCGCGACGCCGAGGCGGCCGAGACGGCCAAGATCCACCGCGCCGGCGAGAACAGCGTGCTGGGCGGTATCGCCCTGGGCGTGGGCCGGTCGCTGGCCAAGGCCTTCCGCTGGGCCGCCGAGTGGGCGGGCGCGGGCTCTGGCACTGTTGAAGTGAAGCTGAATACCGAGTTCTTCCCGGCCGGCCTGACCGCCCAGGACCTGACCGCCCTGGTGGGCGCGCTGCAGGCCGCGGCGATCAGCCCGGAGACGTTCTACGACAACATGCGCCGCGGCGGCATCATCGATGACGGCGTGACGTTCGAGGAAGAGCAGGCCCGCATCGAGGCCGCCGGCCCGGCGCTGGGCACGCTGGGAGGCCAGGATGGCCAGCCTGCAAACGGAGCTGTATGACGCGACCGTTCGGCACTCCATCGACCTGGTGCGCTACAGCAACGGGGTGGTGCGCCGGATCGTCGCCCTGCTGAACCGGGTTGACGCCGACCTGGCCGACCAAGTGGCCCGCGCCATGGACCGGCTGCCGGCCAGCGCCTTCACGGTGGCGCGCCTGGAGGAGTTGCTGAAGGACGTCCGCACGCTGAACGCTGAGGCGTACCAGCAGGTGCGCGGCGAGCTGGAGAAGGACCTGCGCGACCTGGCGGGCTACGAGGTCGGGTATCAGGGCCAGCTGTTCGAATCGCTGGGCATCGAGTTCACCACGCGCGGCGTCACGGCGGGGCAGGTATACGCCGGCGCCATGGCCCAGCCGTTCCAGGGGCGTCTTCTGCGGGAATGGATAGCCGGCCTAGAGGCAGGGCGCGCCAGCCGCATCCGCGACGCGGTGCGCATGGGGTACGTGGAGGGGCAGACCATCCAGCAAGTGGTGCAGCGCGTGCGCGGCACCCGGGCGAAAGGGTATGCGGACGGCCTGCTGGAGATCGATCGGCGCAACGCGGAGGCCGTGGTGCGCACCGCCATCAGCCACACGGCCGGGTTTGCGCGGGACCGCTGGTACGACGCCAACGACGACATCATCGGCGCGCTGGCCTGGGTCAGCACGCTGGATTCCCGCACCAGCCAGATGTGCCGACTGCGCGACGGGTTGCGATACACGACGGACTTCAAGCCGATCGGACACAAAGTGCCCTGGGGCGCCGGCCCCGGCCGGCTGCACTGGTGCTGCCGCAGCGGTTCCGTGCCGATCCTGAAGGGGATGGAAGATGACCCGCTCATCGGAACCCGGGCGGCGAAGGATTACCGAGACAGCGCGCGCGGGAAGGGCGAGCAGGTGCGGGCGACAACGACCTATGCGGACTGGCTCCGCAGGCAGCCCGCCGCGATCCAGGACGATATCCTGGGCCCGACCCGCGGCGCGCTGTTCCGCAAGGGCGGCGTCGAGCTGGAGAGCTTCTACAACGACCGCGGCGTGTATCTCACGCTGGCCGAGCTGCGCCGCAAAGACGCCGCCGCCTTTGCCCAGGCCGGCGTAGAATAGCGCGCATGCCCCTGCACCTCGTCCCTGACGCCCCGAAGCCGGCGGAAACGGAGAAGGACCGGATCCGGAAGCGGATCAAGGCCCTGCCGAAGCCGCAAGACATGATCCAGTGCCCCCGCTGCGGTGGGCGCGAGGTCATCGAGACGCGCATCGGCGTGTTCGAGACCGCGCGCACATGGAAGGGTGGCACCAAGGCGCTGCTGTGCGCGCTGTGCTTCATGCGAGGCGAGCGCGTCGTATTGAAGTGACCTGACGATTACCCATAGGGCCCGCCACAGCGCGGGCCTTCTTCTTTCTAAGCCCTGCTGGCCGAGCCAGTGGGGCTTTTGCTTTTGGGGCTGAGCCCTGCAACCGTCCAGAGGACAACACCATGCCGCTTGACCGTAATGACCCCGAAGTGAAAGCCCTGATGGAAGAGGCGTCAGCCGAGGCCACCGAGGCGCTGAGCGCCAAGAACAAGGAACTGCTCGCCGAGCTGCGCGCGGCGAAGGCGAAAGCCAAGGGTTCCGAGATCGACCCCGAAGAGCATGCCCGCCTCCAGACGCAAGTCGAGGAGCTGACCGGCAAGCTCGACAAGGCGACGAAGGACAGCAACCGCCAGATCGAGAAGCTGACCAAGGACCTGACCGACAAGGAAGGCGCCCTGACCCAGCACCTGATCGATGGCGGCCTGTCCACCGCGCTGGCCAAGGCCGGCGTGGCGCCGCACTTCATGGACGCCGCCAAAGCGATGCTGCGCGGCCAGGCGGCCATCAAGGACGGCGCAGCGGTCATCGGCGACAAGCCGCTGGCCGACCACGTCACCGAATGGGCCGGCACCGATCAGGGCAAGCACTTCATCACCGCGCCCGCGAACAGCGGCGGCGGCGGCCAGGGCGGCAATGGCGGCGGCAAGACCACGGGCAACATGGGCGGAACGCGCGAGGATCGCGTGGCGGCCCTGAAGGCTCAATTCCCTGAACTCGCGGGCTGATCCCGCAACCAGCAAAAGGAACGACCATGTCTCTCTCGCAGATGCAGGTTTTCAACAAGTACATGATGCCGGCGATCATCGAGACGCTGGGCCAGCGGATCCAGAAGTTCAATGCCGCCTCGCGCGGTGCGATCATGCTGACCACGGCCGGCTTCGAAGGCGATTTCCTCCAGGAATCGTTCTATCAGGCCATCCACGGCGCGCGCCGCCGCGTCGATCGCTACGCGGCCAATGGCAACGCCAGCGCCACCGACCTGACCCAGCTGAAGCACAGCTCGGTGAAGGTCGCGGGCGGCTTCGGCCCGATTCGCTACGAGCCGTCGCAAATGACCTGGTTGCAGAAGCCGACGGCGGAAGGCATCGAGGTGGCTTCGCGCAACTTCGCCGAGGCGCTGCTGCAGGACCAGCTGAACAGCGCGCTTGCCGCGCTCGTGGCCGCCGTCAGCAATCAAGCCGCTGCCGCCAACGATGTGTCGGCGACGGCCGGCCTGACCTACTCGGCGTTGAACGACGCCCATGCCAAGTTCGGCGACAGTTCCAGCCTGATCGTGGCGGACGTCATGACCGGCCAGGTCTACCACAAGCTGATCGGCCAGAACCTGGCCAACGCCCAGCAGCTGTTCCAGTTCGGCGCCGTCACGGTGGTCGATATCCTGGGCAAGACGGTGGTGGTGACCGATGCCCCGGCCCTGTACGCCACTGGCACGCCCAACCTGCAGAAGGTGCTGGGGCTGGTGGCGGGCGCGGCGACGGTCTCGGATGGCGGCGATCTGATCACCAACATTTCGACCGTGAACGGCAAGGAGCGCATCGAGACCACGTTCCAGGCCGACTACACCTTCGGCCTGGGCCTCAAGGGCTACACCTGGGACGAGACCAACGGCGGCAAGTCGCCGACCGACGCCGAACTGGCCACGGGCACCAACTGGGACAAGGTGGCCACCGACATCAAGCACACCGCGGGCGTGATCGCCATCGGTGACGCGTCCAAGTAAGGAGCCATCATGAAATCGAAGCTTCCCATCTGGTACCTGGCCGGCCCGTTCTACCACTACGAGCAGGACGTCAAGGCCGAGGCCGCCAAGGCTGGCGTGCGCATCGTCGATGCCAATGTCACCGAGAGCCGCGACGGCGCCGCCAAGGACGTGCCCAAGGTCACCCTGAGGCCGGAATACCGGCCGAAGGGCAAGGCCGAGGCCGCCAAGGCGGACGGCGGCGGCGATCAGCCTCCGTCGCACGGCCTGACCGTGGACCAGCTGAAGGACGCGCTGGCCGCCAAGGGCGTGACCATCCCCGAGGGCGTCACGCTGAAGGCCGACCTGGCCGCGCTGCTGGACGCTCCGGCCGCCTGACCGCCGTTTGACGGTCGCCCCTGCTCGCGCGGGGGCTTCCGTCAGCCTGTGGAGATATCCCAATGCCCCTGATCGTCGAAGACGGAACCGGCCTGCCGAACGCCGACAGCTACGTGAGCGTGGCGGACTGCCAGACCTATGCAGCCGCCCACGGCCTGGCCTTCGCCGGCGAGCAGGCCGCACTCGAAGCCGCCCTGCGCAACGCCACGCTGTACCTGGATGGCGAATACACCTACCGCGGCGAGCGTGCCACCGACACGCAGGCGCTGGAATGGCCGCGCACGGTGGTCACGGGCGTGCCGCGGGAGGTCGTGAGCGCCTGCTGCGAGCTGGCGGCGCGCGCGCTCAAGGGGCCGCTGTGGCAGGACGTCAGCAGCACCACCGCCGGCGCCGCCATCGAGAAGACTGTCGGCCCGATCACGACGAAGTACGCCAGCGCGGCCGGCGCGCGCAACGATGGCCAGACGCGCTACGCCGGCGTGACCGCCATGCTGCGCCGCTGGCTGTCGTCCTACGGCTCGTCGGTCAAGCTGGTGAGGTGCTGACTGTGGCCACCTTCGACTACGCCGACATGGCCGCCACCGCGCAGGAGCTGCTGACGGAGTTCGGCGGCCCGGTGACCGTGCGCCTGGTCGTGACCGGCGAGTACGACCCGGATCTGGGCGAGGCGCCCACCACCACCGTCGACCACGACGGAATCGGCGTGCTGTTAGACTACTCGGCGCAGGCCGCGGGCCTGGCCAACATGGCCGGCTCCGTCATCGAGACTGGCGACAAGCAGATGTACCTGGCGCCGGAGCTGGCCGCTGGCGGCGCGATGCCCGAGCCCAAGCCGGCGCACTTGGTGCTGGCGCTGGGCGCGACCTGGCGCGTGGTGACGGTCAAGACGCTGGCGCCGGCCGGCCTGGTGCTGCTGTATGAACTGCAGCTGAGGCAGGCATGAGCTTCGCCGCCGACATCGCCAAGTTCGTCGAACGCGCCAAGGGCAACGTCGACACCGCGACGCGCCAGGCCACGGTCCTGCTGGCACAGGGCGTGGTCCTGAAGTCCCCCGTGGATACCGGCAGCTTCCGGGCGAATTGGCAGTTTTCAGCCTCCGGCATCCAGCGTGCCACGTCGATGGCCGTTGACCCCGGAGGGCAGGTGACGCTGAACCGCCTGGTGGCCGAAATCCAGGCTACGGGGGCCGGCGGTGTCACCTACCTGTCGAACTCCAAGCCTTACGCGGTGCGGCTGGAAAACGGCTGGTCCAAGCAGGCGCCGCAGGGCATGGTCAGGCTGACCGTGCAGGAGTTCCAGCACTACGTGAGCCAGGCGGCGAAGGAAGCGAACAAATGAGCCAGGACCTGATCCGCGCCGCTTTCGAGAAGCGGCTGAACGACTGGGCGAAGGCGCGCACGCCCGCGCTGGCCGTGGCCTGGCAGAACACGAAGTTCACGCCGCCCACCAGCGCCGTGTACCTGCGCGCCTACGTGCTGCCGGCTGCCACCATCAGCCGAGATGCCGCCGGCGATCATCGCCAGTACCGCGGCGTGTTCCAGGTGAATGTGGTGATGCCGATCGGCGCAGGGTCGCGCGGCGCGGAGCAGATCGCGGGCGAGCTTGACGCGCTGTTCCCCGTGAACCTGAGCATGCCGTCCGGCGGCCTCGCCGTGCGCGTGCGCACCCCCATCAGTACGGGCCAGCCCACGACGGGCGACGCCGATCACACCGTGCCCATATCCCTGGGATACGACGTCCAGTTTTACCCCGACTGACCCGGCCCTGAGCCGGTTTTTTTGACCCCACAGGAGCCATTCTCATGAGCGCCATTTTCCCCAATGGCACCGTATTCTCGGTGTCGACCGTGTTGGGTACGGCCCTGGCCGTGTCCGCCATCACCAACGCCAATCCGGCAGTGGCCTCGGCCACCACGCCGCCGGCGGACGGCAGCATTTTGATCGTCAAATCCGGCTGGCCGGAACTGAACGAGCGCGTCGTGCGCTCGGCTGACGCCGCCGCCAGTACCTTCGAACTGGAGGGTATCGACACCTCCAGCCTGGTGCGCTTTCCGGCCGGGCAGGGCGGGGGCTCGGTCACTCCGGTCACGACCTGGGTGGACCTGTCGCAGGTCACCACCGTCGAGAAGACCGGCGGCGAGCAGCAGTTCTTCCAGTGGCGCTATGTGGAGGACCGCAGCAGCCGCCAGCGCCAGCGTCCGACGTTCAAGAACGCCAAGGTCATCACGCTGACCCTGGATTACGACCCGGCCCTGGCCTGGTACGCGGCCCTGCGCGAGGCCGACGCGGTCAAGGACACTGTGGTGCTGCGCGCGCGCCTGCCGAACGGCGATGCCCTGTATTACCTGGTCTACCCGTCCTTCGACGCCGACCCGTCGATGACGCTGGACCAGAACATGCAGAACACCGCGACGTTTTCGATGACGTCGGAATTCACGCGCTACGCGCCGCTGCCGTAACAAGGGGTCGGGATGAGCAAAGCCATTTTCAAGCTGCAGCCCGCCCCGACCTTCACCGTGCCGGTGGAAATTCCCCGGCACGGCGAGGAGCCGGCCAAGATCAAGGTCACCTTCAAGCACAAATCCCGCGAAGAGCTGGCCGACTTCACGAAGCGCGCCGGCGAGTCGAATGCCGAGCAGGACGTCGCCCTGATGCGCGAAATGATCGCGGGCTGGGAAGGCCCGGACATGGAGTTTTGCGACGAGGCCGTCCAGCTGCTGATCCAGAACTATCAGGGCGCCGTGCCGGCTCTGGTGCAGGCCTACGTCGCCGAGCTGATCCAGGCCCGTCGAAAAAACTGATCGCCGCGGCGGAGGAGATGTACCGGCCGCCACCGGACAAGGCCACGTTGGCCGAGTTCGGGGTGCGGCCTGAAGACTTCCCCGTCGCGGTGATCGAACTGTGGCCCGAGAACGTCATGCCCAAGGACGTATTCGAGGCCATGGGCTCGCAGTGGCGCATTGGCTTCGCCGGGCCCACCGGTCTGGACTATGGCGCGCTGACAGGCGTGATGCGCATTCTGCGGGTGCGGGCCGACGATGAGATCGACGTCTTCGACGCTGTGCGCGTCATGGAAGGCGCCGCGCTCACGATGATGAACAGGAAATAGCCCAACGGGCTGAAACGGTGCCACATGGCTGATCAAGTCGCTTCCCTTGTCCTTCGGGTCGACAGCACGCAGGCGAAGGCCGCAGACACGGCTCTCGACCAGCTGGCCGTCACCAGCCAGAAGACCGAGAAGGCCGTCGAGAATCTGGCCCAGACGGAAAAGCAGCTCGCCGTCAATACCAAGGAGGCCGGCACCGCGGCGCAGACCGCCACGGCGGCCAACAAGGCGCTCGGTGCGTCGGCGGCCGGCGCCAGTATGTCAACCGGCCAGCTGAACAACGCCATGCGCATGCTGCCCGCGCAGATCACCGATATCACGGTGGGCCTGAGCACCGGGCAATCGCCGTTCATGGTGCTCATGCAGCAGGGCGGCCAGCTGAAAGACATGTTCGGTGGCATCGGACCCGCTATCCGTGCGGTGGTGGGCTATGTGGCCGGCCTGCTCACGCCCATCACGCTGGTCACGGCTGGCGTGGTGGCGATGGCGTTCGCGTTCGAGAAGGGCGCAAACGAGGTGCGCGCGTTCCAGAACGCCATCACCATGACTGGCGGCGCCGCCGGCGTGACGGCCAACGAGCTGGGCGCCATGGCCAAGCGGATCGGCGACATCCGCGGGACTACCGGTGCCGCGGCCGATGCGCTGACCAAGCTGGTCGACACGGGCAAGCTGGGCGCCGACGTCATCGAGGGCCTGGGCCGGGCGGCCATCCTGACGCAGGCGGCGACCGTCCGCAGCGTCGACGACATGGTCAAGGATTATGAGCGCATCGCCGATGCGCCTGCCGAGGCCATCGCCAAGCTGAACGAGCGTTACAACTTCCTGACGCTGGCGGTCTACGAGCAGATCGCGGCGCTGGAGAAGGAAGGGCGCCAGCAAGATGCCGCTCGCCTGGCGCTGACGGCGTACTCGCAGGCGATGGAGGAGCGCGCCCAGCAGGTCGTGCAGAACGTCGGCTACATCGAAAAGGCGTGGAACGGCGCGAAGAACGTCGCCAAAGATGCCTGGGACGCGATGCTCGGCATCGGTCGCGACCTCACGCCGCAGGACCGCATCGGCCAGATCCAGAAGGAACTGGACCAGATCGGTTCGTCTTTCTTTCACCAGGACCGTGCCAATGCCCTGCGCGCTCAGCTGACCGGGCTGCAGGAGCTGGTCAAGTGGCAGGGCGCGGCGGCCAAGGCTCAGGCCGATGAGGCGGGGGCTGTGCGGCGCGGGATTGAGGCGCGCCGCGACCTTGACAGCTATCTGGATTCGCGCAAGGGCGCGTCCCTGGCGGCGTCCCTGGAGGCGGAGAACAAGGCGTTCAAGAAGGCGACGTCGGAATTCTCGCAGGACAGCCAGGAGTATCAGGACGCCCTGAAAGCGCACACCGATCGGGTGGCGCAGATCCAGAAGCAGTTCGCGGGCCCGAAGGGTGGCGGCACGGTGGCCGCCGGCGTGCGCGAGCTGGAGCAGGCGCGGCAGCAAGAGGCGGCGCTGCGCGCTCAGCTCGAAAGCGCGGTGAAGATCACCACGGCGCGCCAGGAGCTGGTCAAGTTCGAACAGCGCATCGCTGACCTGAAGGCCAAGGACCAGCTCACGGCGGACGAGAAAAGCGTCCTGGCCAATGAGACGGCCATCCGCAAGCAGCTCGAGCACAACGCCGGCCTGGCGGACCAGGTCCGGATGCAGAAGGAAGCGATTCATCTGAAGGCTCTGGAGGCGTCGGCGCAGGAGATGCTGGCGGCGGACCAGCAGCGCTACAACGACCAGCTGCAGGGCTTCACGGGTAGCCCGCGCCTGCGCGAGCAGCTGCAGGCCCAGCAGCAGATATACCGCGAGTTTCAGCGCCAAGTGCGGCGCGCCGCCGAGCAGGAGGCCGCCGGCGAACTCACGCCGCAGGGCTACGCCGATCGCGTGCGGGTGCTCAAGCAGAGCCTCGACGATCGGCTGGCGCTGCAGGCCGACTATTACAGCCAGCTCACGGCCCTGGAAGCCGATTGGCGCAACGGAGCCATCGGTGGGCTGAATGACTACGCCTACGAGGCCTCGAATGTCGCCGCGGCTACGCGCAGCGCCTTCACGGATGCATTCAAAGGCGCCGAGGACGCGCTGGTGACGTTCGTCACCACCGGCAAGCTGAATTTCTCTGACCTGGCCAACAGCATCATCGCAGATCTGGCGCGCATCGCTATCCGCCAGAGCATCACCGGTGTGCTGGCGAGCAGCTTGGGGTCGGCCCTGGGCGGCATGTTCGCCGGCGGTGGCGGCGCGCCGACTGCCGGCCAGGTCGCGGGCGCCACGCAGGGCGTCAATGCGGGCTTGCCGCTGTCGTTGGCCAGCGGCGGCTACACCGGCGACGAGCCGCGCGACAAGGCCACCGGGATCGTGCACGGGCAGGAATATGTCCTGAACGCGGACACCACGGCGCGCCTGGGTCGCGGGACGCTGGACGCGCTGAATGCCGGCGGCCCTCTGCCGATGTCGGACACCGGCGGTGGCAGCACTACGCCGGTCGCTACCGGCACGGCCGCGCAGGGAGGCGATGCGCCGCGGATTCAGTTCAACCTGATCAACCAGAGTGGCGAACAGATGGATGCACAGCAGGGCGGCTCACGATGGGATGCAGGTGTGCAGATGTGGATTTGCGACGTCATTTTGAAGCGCGCTCGCACTGATCGCAAGTACCGCAGACAGCTACAGGAGCCGGCATAAATGGCTACGTTCCCCACCTACGCCCGCATCATCGACGCGGGATACTCGAAGAAGTCCGACTACGGCGTGCTGCGCACCGACATGGACGGTGGCATTGCCAAGCAGCGTCCGCGCTGGACGACGCCGATCATCACCCGCGGGGTGACGATCCTGGTGCAGAGCGTCGAGGACCGCGACGCGTTCGATGCGTGGATGGCGGACGAGATCGGCGGCGGTGCGGGCTGGTTCGACTGGACGGATGAAAGCGGGGTGCTCAAGCAGGCCCGCATCGTGTCGGGTGAGGTGTCCTGGACTACCCCCGGCGTGGTGTGGACCGGCCAGGCACGCCTGGAAACGGTGGGCTGACATGAGCAGATCGCTTTCAAACGCTGCGGCGCGCAATGTCCTGGCCACCTCGGCCGATGAGCCACTGCTGGCCGCCATCGAGATCACACACCCCGAGCTGGAGGTGCCCGCGCGCTTCGTGAACGACACGCAGGACATCACCATCGAGGGAAACACGTTCTTCGCTTGCCGATTCGACCTGACGCTGCCGGACGACCAGGACGAGCAGGTGCCCGAGGCGCGGCTGGAGGTCGACAACATCGGGCGCGAGCTTACCCAGTGGCTGGAGCAGAGCCAGGGCGGAAAAGGCGCCAAGTGCCGAATGCTCATGCTTTTGCGCTCCAGCCCCGCCAACCTGGAATTCGACATGACGCTGGACCTGACGGGCCTGGAGGTGACGAACTTCCGGGTAGCCGGCGTGCTGGGCTTCAAAAACACTCTCATGCAATCGGCGGTGGCGGTTCGGTATGACCCGACCACGTCGCCGGGGAACTTCTGATATGCATTGGTCTGACAAGTACGTGAACCAGCCCTATGTGCCTGAGACGGGGGATTGCGCGGCCTTCGCTGAGCGTGTCGCCCGGGAACACCTCGGCATCGCGGTTGGCCTTCCTGACGGGCATGCGACGGCGTTGCGCGCGCAGGCGGCTCAGATCATGGCCCACCGCGGCGAGTTCGCGGCGCAGATCGACGAGCCCGCCGAAGGCCACCCGGTGCTGCTGCGCTCGCGCGGTGACCTCTTCCATATCGGCGTGATGTGCCACCTGGCAAACGAGTGGTGGGTGTTGCACGCGGACAAGGGCTTCGGCGCAGTGATCCGTCAGCCGTTGCGACGCATGCTCATGGTCGATTACAAGCTGGAAGGGTTCTACCGATGGAAGGCATGAAAAACACCTTGGTTGGGCCTGTAGCCTCGCCGTCGCTGGTGATGTACCCCAAGCCTCTGGGCGCCGAGCGGATCGAGCGTTTTGAGGCGTTCCTGCCCGGCGAGACGCTGGGCGCTTATGTGCGGCGCGCAGGGCTGACGATTCCTTCGCGTGTCGTCCGTGTGGAACACAACGGCCGCACGGTGCCGCTGGCGCTGTGGCAGCGTCTCATCCCCCGGCAGGGGGACATGGTGGTCATCAGCGCCAGGGCCCTCGGTGGTGGCGGCGGGAACAAGGTGCTGCGCACCGTGGCGATGATCGCGGTGGTGGTCATCTCGATTGTGGCGCCATACGCGGCTCCGGCGGCCTGGGGCGCTGTCGGCGCAACAGGCGGAATCACCTTGACCGGGGCCTTGATCAGCGCTGGCGTGATGATCGGCGGCACGTTGCTGGTGAACGCCATGCTGCCACCGCTGACGCCCACCGCTGCCAAGCTTGGCACGGGTGAAAAGTACGAGGCGAGCCCTACCTATTCCATCAGCGGAGGTAGGAACCGGCCGAGGCTGTGGGAGCCGATGACGCTGATTCTCGGGCGCCATCGGGTCGTGCCGGATCAAGGCGCCGCCCCTTACACGCAGGCCGCCTTCGACGACCAGTATTTGAATCAGTGCTTTCACTTTGGGTTGCAGGGCAGCGAATTGCAGATCGAGGACATTCGCCTCGGCGAAACGCCGATCGACAACTTCCAGGGTGTGCAGCTTCAGCGGTCCGGGCCCGATGGAAAACTGTCGCTGATCGCGGGTGATGTGGACACGATTCAAGGTTTCACACTCAGCTCGGCAGACGGCTGGCAGATGCGGCGGACTGCTACAGGGGTCGCAAACATCACAGTTGAGCTGGCCGCGCGTCTGTTCTCGGTGTCCGATACCGGCACCCTTCTTGCCCGGACCGTTGACGTCCGTATCCAGTACAAAATGGTCGGGACCGACTCCTGGGTGGAGGTCGGCGCCATCGCGCCAGTGTTGGCCACGCACTACTGGGCGCTTATGGACCCGAGGACGCGTCAGCAGATCAAGTTCGGAACGACCAACCGAGCCGACCACACCGACGGGGAAACCGAGATCATCGACGTTGCTTTGTGGAATAGCAGCGACGGCATGGCCGGCTATGGCCTCTGGAATTGGGTGCCCCACCCGTATCAAGAGGGCCGGCCATGGCAAGGTGTTGCGCCTGATCCAGTGATCACGCAGGGGCTGCCCGGTGTGCGTCTCACCGGTGCCCGCCAAGATGCCACCAAGCGGCAAGTGGCATGGGACGTGGTGATCGGCCAGTACGACGTGCGCGTGATGAAGGTCACAGCCGACATCAACACCAGCCGGGATTCCAACGAAACGGCGGTCAGCCAGATCCTGGCATTCCAGCGCGACCTGGCCAACTATGAGGGCCAGGCGCGGCTGGCAGTTCGCATCAAGGCTACGGGCCAGTTGAATGGGGCGATCAACGAGCTGAACGCGATTGTTTCGGCGATGTGCCCAGCCTGGGACGGCACCAAGTGGGTGACGATGGGGCATAGCAACCCCGCGTGGTGGTTCCTGTGGTTCGCCCGCGGCAAGGTGGATTCCGCGGGCAACCGCCTCTATGGTGGCCTGCTAGCCGATTCGCAGATCGACATCGAAGGCATCAAGGCCTGGGCGACGTGGTGCTCGTATAAGCGTCTGACGTTCGACTATGTGCTCGACCGCAAGATGAGCGCGGCCGCGGTGCTTCAGATGATCGCGCGCGCCGGCCGCGCCTCCTTGACCTACCAGACCGGCAAGCTCGGGGTGGTGTGGGATGCTGAGAACCAGCCAGAGGTCGGGGTGTTCGGGCCGTTCAACGTCAAGGCCGGGTCGTTCAAGCTCGCCTACGTCAATGACGGCACCGTCGACGAGATCGTCGCGAACTTCGCCAACAAAGAGCTGGATTGGAAGATGGACGAGGTTCGGGTGAAGGTGCCCGGGGCCGCTACCAGCAACAATCCGCTGCAGCTCGACCTGGACGGCTGGACCGACAAGGACGCGGCGGGCCGCGAGGCGAATTTGCTTGCCGCGGCCCAGCTCTGGAAGCGCCGGAAGATCACCTGGGAAACGGACATTGAGGGCCTGCTGTGCACGCGTGGCGATGTGGTGCGGTTCTCCCATGACCTCACCGTCTGGGGGTACTCCGGGCGCATGATGCCAGGCAGCGGGGGAACCACGATCCGCCTGCAGAACAAGGTCGCCAGCGCCGGCTCTGGTACGGCGCTGCTCCGCGACCCGGATGGAAATTTGAAGATGGTGGCGGTGACAGGTACCGTGGGCGAGGTCGACGAACTGACGATCGTGACGCCGCTGGAAGGGTTCCCGATGCCGGGCGATCCGGGGTATGAGGACCTGTCGCCGTTCGACTGGGTCTACCAGTTCGACCCGCAGGAGACGCCGGGGCGCCGCTTCAAGATCACTGGCGTGACGCCGTCGGGTGACGGAATCCGCTACGAGGCGGTCGACGACGACCCGGAGTACTACGCCAGCGAGCACAACCCCTATCAGTACACGCCGCCGCGCGATGGCGCATTGCTGGCTGGCGTTGTGTTCTCGATCACCGGGGCCGAGCAGATCGTCAGCGTGGCTGCGGACCAGATCCGCCTGGGCATTTCCTGGGTGCTCAGCACCGACACCCCGTGCCTGGTGGTGGTGTCGGTGAATGGGGTGCGACGAGTCGAGCAACTGCAGAACGGACGCTCGCTGGACGTGTTGGTCAGCACCAGCGATACGGTCGATGTGACCGTGACGCCCAAGCGCTCTACGGGCTCGGGTACGCCGAAGTCTCAGCGGTTCACGATCTTGGGCCTGGGTGCGCCGCTGCCTGCGGTGACCGGCCTGCAGAGCGTGTTCCGGGACGGCTTGACGTGGCTGGCGTGGGATCGAGTCCAGGACGTGCGCCAACCGGCCTACGAGGTGCGGCGCGGCGACACCTGGACCAATTCGGAGGTGGTGGCGGTTACGACAGCGCCGGAACAGATCGCCGTGGGCAACGGCCTGTACTTCGTTTCTGCCAGGTTCGCCCTGTCCAATGGCACGGTCATCTACGGGCCGCCGGACACCTTGCTCATTTCCGGCGCCACACTGGTGCGCAACGTCCTTGTGTCGCGCAACGAGGCGCCTGCGTGGGATGGTGACCTGGCCGGTGGTGCAGTGGTTCACCACGGGATGCTGACGCTGGCGCCGCAGGGCGACGTGCTGGCCGTCTCCGACATCTTCGCGGTGCCTGATGTTCTGTGGTTGGGCGGCCCGGCGGCCAGTGGCTCGTTCACGATAAGCGAGGCGAACCAGGTGGATATCGGGTTCGTCGCCGCCGTGCGGGTCGACCTGCAGGTGACCTATCACGTTGCTAACCTCAGCGCGGACATTCTGTCTGTGGATGACGTGCTTGCGTTGGACGACGTCCTGAACAGCTCGGACCGCCAGTTCGTTCGGGTGCGACCGCAGGTTCGGTTTGCGCAGGCGGCGGGAGAGTGGACCGAGTGGCGCGACTATGTGCCGGGCCTGTTGAACGGCCGCTACTTCGATGTCCGTCTGCAGCTGGAAACGCTGGATCCCAATCTGGTGCCGTTTATCGATCAGTTCACATGGTCGATCGACGTTCCAGACCTGATCCAGCGAGGTGAGGCGCTGGCGGTTTCCGGCGCTGGGGTGGGCGTCACCTACTCGAAGGCCTTCCACGCAGTGCCAAACGTGCAACTGACTCTGCTCGACGCCCAAGAAGGCGATCGCACCGTTCTCACCGACTCCACCGAGGCCGGCTTTCACGTGCAGGTAATGAACGGCGACACGCCCGTCGCTGGCCAATTGAATTGGATTTCCCAGGGGTACTGAAATGCAAACTTCTATTCTGATTCCGACCACTCCTCCGCTGCCTGGTGCGGCGCTGGTGGACGACGTGAACGACGCACTGGCAACGATCGCCACGAACTTCGCCGGGGATACGGACCCGGCTGCGCTGGCACCGCCGTACGCCACTTGGGCCGACACGGCCAACGGCCTGCTGAAGCGCCGCAACGCCGCCGGTACGGCCTGGATCACGTTGCGAAAGCTCTGGGAGTACACGCCGTCGACGTCGGATATCGCCTACTACGCGCAGCCCATCGGCTTGCCCCACCCGCTGTGGGATCACCTTGCCGGCGTTTCGGCGCCGCCTACCGACAACCCCGGCTTTCGCTACATCCGCCTGACCGCATCGGACAGCTATAACGCGGGCGTGCTGACGGGTGAGACGGTGACTGGCAGCGCGCCCAATATCACCGCGACAGCGGTGATCAACGACCCGAGCAGCCCGATGAACGGGCAGACGGTGCACCTGATCAACACCGAGCGCAACTTCCTGCGGGCCGGTTCGTCTGGCACCTTGCAGAGCAGCCAGAACGCGAGCCATAGCCATGGAACAGCCAACGGCACGGGCTTTGTCATCAGCGGCAATGCCGGCACTACGGCAGCCGCCAGCGGAACGGGCGGGACCGTGTGGGGCTCGGCCTTGAATACAGGATCAGCGGGTGGAGATGAGGCTCGCCCGCGGTCGATCGGTGGAACTTTCTACTTGAGGATTCGCTAATGCCCTACGCAGCTTACGGCCTGATCAGCCAAGAACAGATCGACGGCGGCCTGCTGATTACGGAGGCTCAATACGCGGAAGCTCTTGCGGGAATGCTTGAGGGAAAGGTCGTCACCGTAGATGGAGGGTTCAAGGTGGAATTCCCGCCCGTGCCGGAACCCGAGGTCCCCACCGAGCCGCCGCCGGTCACGGTGGTGTCGCGCTTCCAGGCCCTGGCCGCGCTCATGCAGGCGGGCCTGCTGGATGACGTGACCGCCTGGGCCAACGCGCCAACCACGGACCCGCTCTACAAGCTGGCGTTCGACACCGCCACCGAGTTCTCCATTTCCAGCCCGACGATGACCGCCGGCGCGGCCGCGCTCGGCTGGTCCGGCGCGCAGCTGCAGGCGCTGTTTGATGCAGCGGCGGAGATCGTGGCGTGATCCCCGAAACGCCGGGCCTGGGCGAAGACGCCAAGGTGATATTGACGGCGCTGCGCGACATGCAGGCCGAGGCCCAGCGCGACAGCGACGCCAAGCACGAGGCCAATCGCAAGGAAATGCTGGCGCTCTCTGCTGCGGTGAAGACGGCGTTCCCCGCCGGTGACTTCGACGGACACCGTCGATACCACGAGCTGCTCATCGCACGCGAAGAGCAGCGGCAGCAGATCCGCCGTGAAGTGTTGACCCACCTGATCAAGGGCAGCACCTGGGCCATGCTGGTGGGGCTGATCTTGATGTTGCTGCGCAGTGCAAAGGACTACCTCAGATGAATCTCATCCAGAACTGGCGGCGCAAGTTTCCGCGGTTGTGGAGTGTGCGCCTGGCCCTGATCGCGGCCATGCTTTCAGCGATCGAGGTGGCCATGAATCTATGGCTGACCGGCAAGCCCCCGCTGATCGTGATCGGTGCGGGGCTTTTCTCTTTGTGCGCGGCGATCGCGCGCGTGATTTCGCAGCCGAGGTTGAATGATGAAGACAGGAACTAAGCGGACCCTGCAGGGGACCGTGGGCGCAGGCGCCGCGGCGATGCTGCTGAACTTCGTGCCGCAGGTCGAAGGCACGATCCTGCGCGGCTACAAGGACCCCATCGGTGTCGTGACGGCCTGTTCGGGCCACACCAAGACGGCAGTGCTGGGGCGCCCGTACAGCCAGGAGGAGTGCCGCAGGCTGCTGGAGTCCGACCTGGTCGACCATGCCGAAGGCGTCCTGGCCTGCACGCCGGCGCTGTCCGGCCACCAGTACCAGCTCGCCGCGGCCACCTCGTTCGCCTTCAATGTGGGCGTGGGCGCCTACTGCCGATCGGCGACCGCGCGCCGGTTCAATTCGGGGGACTGGGCTGGCGCCTGCCGCGCAATGAACCAGGCCGACAACGGCAAGCCGCAATGGGTGTGGGCTGGCGGCCAGATGCTGCCCGGCCTGATCAAGCGGCGCACCATCGAGCGCGAGATGTGCGAAACGGAGCTGCCCAAATGAACCCGTTCCTACGCATGGCGCTCCCCTGGATCGGCGACGCGGCGGTGGTGATGGCGCTGGGCGCCGGCGTGGTGCTGTACGGGTCCAGCCGCTACCACGACGGCATCGCGAAGGCCAACGCGGACCACGCCCTGGCCGAGCTGAACGAGTTCAAGACCCAGACCAGCCGGCTGGACGGCATCGCCACCACATTCGAGGCGAGCGTGGCCGAGCTGCGCGCCGCCGAGCCCAAGGTCATCGAGAGGTACACCCGTGTCGAAGTCCAAAGCCCTTTGCCTGCTGGTTGCCGTATTGACGCTGGCCGGCTGCAGCACATCAACGAAGCCGGCCGCCTGGCCAATTCTGCCGGCCAACCTGGCCCAGCCGTGCCCGCCGGTGCCAGCCGTGACCAGCGATAGCTGGGACGACTTCGCGCGCAGCTACATGGCGCTGGCGGTGCAGTATGGACAGTGCGCGGCGCGGCACCGGGCCATCGCCGAGGCGTGGCCTCGGTGATGGGTCGAGCTAGTGCCGCCGACGTATGATATTCACGAGGGAATCGGGATCAGCTCGAGCTAGGCGGCATTCAATTTCATCCCGCCAGCCGAGTTCCCAGGCGTCAACCTTTTGCTTCCATGACAAGATGGACTCGCCGGTATAGCCGGGTAGCGCTTTGGACAAAAAGTAGGGGCAGTCGAACAGGGTGAGGCCTTCGCGGGCCGCCTTAGCCCCAAGCTTTTGGATATCGTCGCGAGGCATTGCACCTTCCTCCAAAAGAACGTCGTGAAGCGATGATTCTCGCTCGCGATGAAATAAACCGCAATAGTGTTGCGGTACTGGCTCGGTTAGCGCGGCCCCATGCCCTTGCGTAGCTTTCGCGGATCTTCCAGCAGCTCGGCCTTCGTCTGCTTGAAGTCCATCACACAGGGCTCGAGGGCCAGCGCCGCCATCAGGTCGTCGTAGATCTCGCCCACTATGCTGGCGGGCCGCTTCAGGTCGCCGGACACTTGATTCAGGCGCAGCAGCATCGATCGCATGCGCTTGATCTCCCAGAGCAGGGCGATCACATCGGGGTTCCAGGGCTGGCGCTCACGGATGGCGCGCAGCTGTTCGGTGGTGAGTGGGTCTTTGAACGGCATGGCGGAAAACACTGGTTGCGCATCCAGTATATTCCGCAATAATCGGGGTCACTTCATAGGGGTTGCCACCAGCCGGTCGGCCGGGAAGGGCACCAGGAAATCCCGTGTCGCATCGGCCGGCGCGGTGAGCCAATCGCCGTAGGCGCCCTCGGGCAGGATGATGACCATCCGCTTCTCCTTGCCGGCCTGGTGGTAGTCGCGGAACAGTGCATCCTCATCCGCGTTGATCGTCAGCATGGTGTAGCTCTCCTGCAGCTGGCCGGCGGCGTCGCGCCAGCGATCCCACAGGCCGGCGATGCCCAGCGGCGCGCCGTCGGCCCGGGTGAACCGGGTGGCCACCGCGGCGCCTGACCGCCAGTCGGGTTCGAAGATGGCGTCGGCGGGGATGATGCAGTGCTGGGCCCGGCGCCAGGCGTTGCCGAAGGTGAAGGATTTGGCCGCCGTCTCGCTGCGGGCGTTGAACGTGGACAGCTTGCCGGCCTTGTCCAGGCCGTCTGCCTTGGTCATGGCGCTGATCAGGCCCCACCGGCCCACGACCGCCTCGCGCTCCGGCACGGCCTCGTCGCCGGCGTCATGCTCGACCGGTCGCCGGACGAAAACGCCCGGATAGCGCGGCCACATGTCGTACTTGCCGCCGGCTGGCTTGTTGGGCGCGCCGAACTTTTTCAGCAGCAGCTCGGCATCCTTCAGGGTCTGGTAGTGGCTGCACATGGTGGCCTCCCGTGGGAAGGGCCAGTATAGGACGGGTCAGGACGCGGCGCGCAGGGCCGCCAGGGCGTTGCGGGCGGTGCCGGCCGCCTCGGCGACGGCGCCGCGGCACGCCAGCAGGTGGTCGGCCCATAGCGCCAGCGCCTCGCGCCGCTCCTTCCAGTAGCTGTACTGGTCGTAGATCCCCTCCACGCCCTTGAGCTTGTGATTCAGGCACATCTCCGAAATGTCGCGGTCGACGCCCAGGGCGCGCATGTGCGATTTCGCGGTCGATCGTAGGTCGTGGGGGGTGAAGGGCCGCACGTTGGGGCTGGCGTTCTCGAACCAGTAGCCGATGGCACCCCAGACGGCATCCTTGCCGATCGGCGCATCGCCGCCGCCCTTACGCAGGCGCGCTACCGAGCGCGCCGGCACGATGTAGCGAGAATCCAGCGCCAGCGCGTCCAGCTCGCGGAACCACTCCACAACAGGCGGCGCCAGGGGAATGTCCATGGCGGGCCCGGTCTTAGACGCGGGGATATGCCATAGGCCGGCGCCCAGGCGCTTCACGGTGTGCTGGTCGACGCGCACATGCTCGCGTAGCGCGGTGGTGAACTCGGACACCCGCACGCAGGTGGCCAGGATGATCCAGACGCTCAGCTGGTTCTGGCGGTTCATGCCGGTGGCTCGCATGACCACGGCCAGCTCGTCATCGGTCAGCATCAGGCGCACCTTGGCCTTGGGCCGCTTGCCGATCAGGGATTCCAGGCTGATGCCCATGGCGGGGTTGACCTGGATGATGTGCTGGCCGGCGGCGTGCTTGAACAACTCGCGGGTGACGATGTACAGCGCCTCCGTCTCGCGCCAGCCCGCGGCGGTGGCGAACCCGTCCTTCGTCTTGCGGATGAGATCGATGACCTCGCCAGGCGCGAGGGCATCCACGGCGCGGCCGCGCCAGTCCTTTTCGATCCGGCGCAGTTGGCGCTCGTACAGCTTCTGGCTATTGGGCGCCAGATGGCGGAGCACCTTGGCGCGGTAGTCGTCGACCAGCCAGTCGATGGTCTTGGCAGCGCGGGCCTTCTGCTTGGCCTCGCGTTTCTCGGCGGCCGGGTCTTTGCCGGCGTCGATCATGGCGCGCAGTCGGCTGGCCTCCTTGCGCGCTTCGGCCAGTGTGATATCCGGGTAGTTGCCGATGGTGGCCTCGGCCCGCCGGCCGGGCATGCGGTAGCGCAGCACCCAGGCCGCGGTGCCTGCCTTGGACAAGGTGAACGTGAGGCCGCCGCCGTCCGACTTGGCCAGGGGCGCGCCGGCGCGGATCCAGCTCTTGATCTGGACGTCCGTCAGGAGGCCCTGCAATACACGCTTGGTCGCCATGGTTCCCTCGGTTTTGGGTAGCTGGGCGGTTTGGCTACCCACCTAGCTACCCATTTTTGGTGAGCTTGGAGGATAACGCCTGAGAAGCCAAGAAACAAAGCCGCAAGGATTTATGCGGCTTTCAGAGGGGCGGTGATAGTTGGTGAGAAGTCCGGAGCATCAGACCAAGATTATGTCGTACTTTTCCTGCGAGTACGTGCTCTCGACTTCCAGCGACACCCGCTTGCCGACGAAGTCGCCCAGCATCGCCAGGTGCTGGCTTTCCTCTTCCAGGAACAGATCGACCACGTCCTGCGACGCCAGGATGCGGAATTCCTTGGGATTGAACTGGCGCGCCTCGCGCAGGATCTCGCGCAGGATCTCGTAGCAGACCGTGCGCGGCGTGCGCACGTTGCCGCGCGACTCGCACATGGGGCAGGGCTCGCACAGCTGGTGCGCGAGCGAATCGCGCGTGCGCTTGCGCGTCATCTCCACCAGGCCCAGCTGGGTGAAACCGTTGACCGTCATGCGGGTGCGGTCACGCGCCAGTGCCTTCTTCAGTTCGGCCAGCACGGTCTCGCGGTGCTCCTGTTCCTCCATGTCGATGAAGTCCAGGATCACGATCCCGCCCAGGTTGCGCAGCCGCAGCTGGCGCGCGATGGCCTGCGCCGCCTCCAGGTTGGTCTTGAAGATGGTGTCGTCGAAATTGCGCCCGCCGACGAAGCCGCCGGTGTTGACGTCGACCGTGGTCAGCGCCTCGGTCTGGTCGATGATCAGGTAGCCGCCCGACTTCAGGTCGACGCGGCGCGACAGCGCCCGGGCGATCTCCTCGTCGACATTGGCGGTATCGAACAGGGGGCGCTCGCCGCTGTAGTGCTGGATGCGGTCGACCACGGACGGCGTATAGATGCGGGCCCACTCCAGCATCGCCGCCGTCGTGGTGCGCGAGTCGACCAGGATGCTGCCGGTCGACGGTCCCACCATGTCGCGCAGCACCCGCTGCGCCAGCGTCAGGTCCTGGTGCAGCAGCGCCGGGGCCGGCTGGGTGCGGGCGGCGGCCTGCACGCTGGTCCACAGCTTGCGCAGGTATTCCAGGTCGGCGGCCAGTTCCTCGTCATTGGCGCCCTCGGCCTGGGTGCGCACGATGAAGCCGCCTTTCTCTTCGCTCGGCATCAGCGCCTGCAGCCGCTCGCGCAACTGGGTGCGCTCGGACTCCGAGTCGATCTTCTGCGAAATCCCGATGTGCGGATCATGCGGCAGGTAGACCAGCATGCGGCCGGCCATGCTGATCTGCGTCGACAGCCGCGCGCCCTTGGTGCCCAGGGGGTCCTTGACCACCTGGACCATGATGGTCTGCCCCTCGAACAGCAGCTTCTCGATCGGCGTGGGCGTCAGGCCCTGGCTGCGCTCCCCGCGGTTCTCGCGCAGATCCGCGATATGGATGAAGGCGGCGCGCTCCAGGCCAATGTCGATGAAGGCGCTCTGCATCCCCGGCAGCACCCGGACCACCCGCCCCAGATAGATATTGCCGACGTGTCCCCGCTGGATGCTGCGCTCGACGTGCAGCTCCTGCACCGATCCCTGCTCCACCAGCGCGACGCGGGTCTCGAAGGGCGTGACGTTGATCAGGATATCTTCGCTCAACGCGATGGTTGGGGGCAT